TATTGACAACAATGTCGTCAGTGCCGTTAATGTTGAAGTGTGTTCCAGACTGAGCGCGTGTAAGCGTAGTGGTGACAGCACTTCCCGTATTTAAGAGACTGTTGTTCACCTTGCCTCTAACTCCTGACATAATGAGATCTCCCCCCATTGCCAGATCTCTCTTCAAATTCTCAATCAAAGCCTCCATCCTCGCGAGGCCTATTCTTTTCGTTCCCATAGTTAAAAACCCTCCTTTTATAATCGTGTCCCTGTATCGGCCTGTTTCAACGATACTAGGGGATAGTTCAAAGTCTATCCGATAACTAGGTTGTGAATGATATTTTCATTCGCAGGTAAATAGTCTTACCACAAGAGAAAGCCCCTATCTTTCGAAAAAGATAGGGGCCTTTTTGTTTACTCTATTCTAATCAATGATTAGCTAGTAGCACCCGCTTCGCCCATCAGTCCTCGCACGATAACAAGACCGTACATATCAGGACGGACCATCTTCTTGGCGTAACGAGTCATCACGCCCTTGCGGGGCACGAAGTCTTCGGGGCCAAAGATGGTGGGTGTGGTCTGCAGTGGCACGTAAGGTGCGTATACATATCCACTTTCAAGGAAAGAGGAACCACGACGTCCGACGAGAACGACATTCCGGAGGAAGTAGGGGTCAACGATGACATCCCACTTCTTGGAAAGAGAACCGACCTTAACAGCGCCGATGCTACCCTTCTCGTCATCATGAGTGACAGAAGCACGGAATCCAGCGGTGAACTCAAGGATGTTGGCAACTTCGGGTCCGCAGACAACAAAGTTAGCACCACCCCGCAGAGTCTTGCGGTGGATCTGTGCGGAGACATCGTTGATTGTCTCAACGAGAGTCTCATACCACTCAGACACGGTACCGGTGAAGTCGGGAGCCGCGGAAGAGGCGCCAATTTCAGCACCAGTTGCGCGATTCACGAACAGGCCGGGAGAGCGAGACCAGTAGTATGTACCAGCGGTCGCACCCACGACGAGATCTTCGACGATCTCACGGTCGATCTCAAGAGCAATCTGCTCAGAGAGAATCGAGGTAAGCTCGACCTCAGCATCCAGGTTGTGGTATGCGTTAAGATCTTGTCCTAACTCAGGAGTCCACTTAGCCTTGAGCTTCTTGGTCATCGCGGTGACAGCAATACTGTCGACCTTGATGTCGATCTCGGGGATCTTTTCATTGTTCTCCAAGCCCCAAGCCGTTTGACCAACAACAGCACCAGTGGCATTTGCCGCGGTGAAGTCATCAGTCTGTGCCCAGGAACATGACATGGCTGAACCAAGAGCCAAAGATGCTCCACAAGCGCCGGTAAGAGCAGCAGCCATCTGAGCAGCAGTAGCAGCACCGTTATAATCAGCAACAGTCAATAAAACAACTGTCTGACTCGTACCACTAAGGCGCGTCAAGCGACGAAGCTGAACACCACCAACGTTAGAACCGCTCAACCAGACCTTTCCATTACCACCAGAAGCACCAGTGGAAGACGACAGGGTAAGCGAAACCATGTTGTCAAGGTTGAACTGATCGAGGTTAGCAGTATTTAGGTAACCAATAGCAACTGTTGGGTTTGTTGCGCTCTCAAGCTCAGGATCATACTGACAAAGCTTAAGGAAAGCCTCTCCAGCACTAGAACTATACACACTTGAAGTCAAATATGTAATAAAGTTACCTGCTGGGCCAGAACCAGTTGGAGATGCATATGCGTTGTTCAAGTTATAAGGACCACGCTCGGCATCTGCCTTGGTAATAACCACACCACCAGTGATCTGGCTAGCCACCCTGTTTCCGCCATAAAGCGACTCTTCCGAACCACTGGGTGCACCATAACCTAAGCGAGGAAGACCTGCGCCATTGGTGGAAACGGTGAAATCCAGGAAGAAGATGAGGCCACTTGGCAGACTCATTGGCTGAACACTAACGAGATCGTTTGCGATCAGCCCTGCGAAAACGCGCCGAACGATGGGGAACGCGACGGCTGCAAAACCCTCAACATCTCCACCAGCCATTGTGCTGTTCTCACGAAGAAGCTCCTTTGCTTGGTTCTCAAGCAAGCGAGCCATAGATTCGCGTTTGCGATCATTATCAAGACCCTCTAAAAGTCCTGTGCGCCCCCACTTTTCTACTACGGCATGCCCTTCGGCACGCATATCACGGTTGACAATACCTTCGGTCAACCTTTCTACAATACCAGCCATTTTAAAATACCTCCTATGTTAATGTATTTGTATCTCACAAGATACCTGCTAGTTTTTTCATCCTATCCATATGCGGATCGGATGGTGTGCTTTCCCTGCGGGAAGCACGAATAACAGAAGTGCGCTGACGACCGATTGCTTCGCTCAGTGATTGTGGTCCTCGCTTTGGAGAACTCTCCACTGTGCTTTCGAGCGTTTGGTATATTGTCTTTGCCTCTGTTATTGAACCAGCTTCTGAAATAGCGTCGGCAATTTTTGACTTTTGCCGCTCATTTAGGGAGGTATTTCTCAAAACACGGTTCGTGTAAAGCAAGCGAGCATTAGAAAGGTTCACGTCGCGCGTGGCCTCCTGTAGCTCTTGTACTGCTTGCTTGTGTTGTTCAAGCGACTCTTTGAGTTGGCTATTTTCGAAAACCAACTCTTCTTGAGCCTTCTTTAAAATCTTTAATTCTTCTTCGACTTCGGTGCTGCGGCGGTGGGCGAGTTCTCGCTCCATCTCGTGCTTCACATCAGAGGAGGGGCGGCCGGCCCAGCCTGATAAATCGGCACCCATATCAACTGTGAGTTCTTCTACGATAGAGTTAATTAGTTCATCGGAAACCTGCAATTCTTCTGTGGTTGTCTCGGTAGCTTCCGCTTCTACTTCTTCATCAAGATCTTCATCAGGATCTTCATCCTCGTCTCTTTTTCCTAGTGGGAGACCGGCTGCGGCGCCAGATGAGGTCTCAAACATTTCTGCAAGATACAAATCATCTTTGGAAAGTAGTTCTCGTAAGCTGTCTTCATCAATATCTATCTCTTGTTCGTTCTGCATGTGCTGAACGGCTTCTTGAAGGGCGTCAAGATTAATCTCAACATCAACTGGTTTGCCAGATTGAGGGAGACCTTTCAGATTCTCGCCCTCGTTATCAGAAAAATTGTCAGTTGCTGCGAGGGGAATATCCTCGGCAACTACCTCGCCCGTGCCGGCATCTTCGGGTCCGGTGTCGGCGCCCATAGGATCTGCCATAGGATCTGCCATGGGATCTGCCATAGGATCTGCCATAGGATCTGTCATGGGATCTGCCATAGGATCGGCCATTGGGTCTTCTTCTTGTTCCAGAAGCCGGCTTAGCGTTTGGCGGACTTCTTCTGAATACTTATCAATTACGGTTGTTTCCGCGTTTTTGAGGGCAGCTTCACGAAGCGCCCTTGCATCGACGATAGCATCCCTAAGTAAGTTAGACATTAATATGCTCCTAAAATTGCATTAATTCAAAATAAATAGTGCTCTCTCTTTCGAAAAGACTAATATTATGTGCCACTCTTGCTTATAATCCACCAGTTAGTGCCATCGGACTGGAGGGAGCGCGACGAATTATTGTTTTTTACAACTCTGGAACCAATTCCATCAACAAGTCCAGAGTTACATGAGAGCGTTAAGTTATTAGATGCTGCTGTCTTTTTAAGATTAAGAATCCGGCCGGAGCATCTTGCTGGGCTCGGCAAGTTAATGATAATATTGTTATCTGCTGTATCGGCTAAAACAGTATAATCATGTTCTGTAATATTGTGCGTACTTCCGGTTACTGTATGGATGCCCGCGATAATTGAACCATTAACATTTATATTTGTAGCGTGAACTGTTCCTTCGACTTCTAGCGTATTGTTTGAAGTTTTATAAACTAAATTAGAAGTAGCTGCGATACCATCGGGGCTTTTGATTTGTAACTGACCGGTAGAGCCTGCAGGATGGATAGCCTTTGAGTTTAAATACCCGTTATGCAAGTTTGATAATGTTGTTTTTCTAAGAACCCCCTGGGATTCATCATATATTAATATGAGATCTAAATCTGCTAATGTTTGGCCCTGAATATTTGCATTCTGTAGACTATCGAGCTTTAATTGTTCGAGGTCTGTTAGATTTCCGGCAGAAACGCCGGCTAATTCGGCGCCTTCGCCATTTAAAAGATCGCTAACTGTTGCTTTTACTGTATTAAGCTCTTCACTTAGGCCTGTGATGTTCCTGCTTACTTCGTTCTCAAGTGGTATGTGGGCGTCTTTATTATAAGCCATTATATTTTCTTGCCTCGTTTAATATTAATTAGAAGGTTAGTTTCCTTTTATAAGTAGTCTTCACAAAAAAGAGGACACCCCGAAGGGTGTCCAATGTTTTAGAAAGAAGGCTTAAATTAGATAATTCTCCAATCATTACTAGCAACATAAACCAAACCAACGGATGCATAAGGAGATTCGAGATCTATTGAAGTGAGACCATCTATTGTGTGTGATCCTTGTCTAACAATGCTAACAACGGAAGGCGGGGTGGCGGCTGGATCGAGGCCATCTTTGACTTTGATATACACAAGGTCGCCCGTGTCGGGACCTGCTGGCAAATTGACCCCAACGGAGCTTGAAACTGTTACAGTCATGTAGTTTATTCCTGCTGCGGCGGTGCCACTTACTGCTAATGCTGCAGGGGTGAAGGAATCTCCGCCGCCGGCTGATGCAGCTAATTTACCATTAGTAGCTGTGAGTCCAGATCCCGCAATCTGGCTGGCATAATTTTGAAAAGTCATCCCCTTTAAGAAACCGTCAGCGCCGTCAATAAACATCATAGCATTGGAGCCTGAAATTGTTGAGCCACTAGCTTCGGTATTTGCAATTTGAAGCTGGTTAGCATGCATATTGCTAGACGCTGAAATCGTACTTTTACCAACTATAGCGCCGGTGACATTCAAAGTAGCACCAAGCGCCATAGCACCAATAAAGTTGGCGCCGGCAGAATTAGAGAGGAGCGCGGTGGTGGTGATGGCGCCGCAAGTAAGGGTGCTGGCAAGCGTGGCGGCGCCGGTGACATTCAAAGTACCACCAAAAATAGAGTTGCCAACTATCTTGGCGCCGGCGGAACTAGAGAGAAGTCCGGTAGTAGTAATGGCCCCGCATGCAACTGTTCCAATTGTTCCAATGTTCTTAGCACCATCAACGACAAGAGCTTTATCGGCTTCGGCAGTACCAGGAGTAATTCCATCAATCTGCTCTAAATCGGTTTCACTCAAGTCGGCAGAACCGAGGATAAACGAAGTACCCGCAGTGACAGAGCCGGTGCCCACAATCGGTCCGACACGGACGGATCCGCCTAGCGAGCTAGATCCTAATTGAAATTTATAAGCCATATTTAAAAAATCCTCCGGGGGGCCTTCTTATATAAATCACCCCTAAGCAAAATAGTTATA